TGGTAACCCCTTATGACTTCTCTACTATAGAGAGGGGTGAAAAGTACATCACCATACAGCATGATGAAACTGGGCTTGTAGTGACTTATACGAGTGAAGAAAGATTGAATGTGAAAATGAATTAAGAATGAAGAATGTATTAGAATCTTTGAAAGAAAGTGTCAAGAGTGGTAAAATCACAATCAGAGAGGCAGCTATAAAACTGCATAAAGCAGGGTGGACGAGTTTTGTAGACGTGGATAAAACGAAACAATTACTTGAATTATGAACTCAATAAATGTAAACGGTTGCAGCGTATGTCAACCCGGTAAAGAAAATTACACCACCTACAACACCAGGTTGAGAGGTAAAAGAGTGAGAATGTACCAGTACGACTACCGTACTGAAAGTGGTGAACTCTTTGCTTGTTGTGCGCCTACCTTAGAGGCGTGTAGAGAAAGACGGGATAAATGGCTTAGTTCACGACAATAAGCCGATTGTCGTGTATAACGATTGAAGATATTTCGTTATCTTTGGTTGTGGTAGTACCTTTGGGGTACTATCGCGGGGTGTAGCAGTGGTAGCTTTTCACTTTGACTTGGTGAAGGTCGGTTGTTCGATTCAGCCCCCCGCAACTATTGAGTATTAATTTAAATTTGACACGATTATGAACATTCTTACATTAAGCATCAAACAGAAGTATTTCGATGAAATCTTGGCAGGCAAGAAAACCCACGAATACCGTGAAATCAGACCAACTAACGCTAAGAAGTATATCACTTACCTATGTGGCGGTAAAGAATATCCGGTTGATGCAGAACTGCCTGAAGAGGGTGAGGTAGAATTGAAGCCTATCAAGTACGATGCAATCAAGTTTCTGACAGGTGCATATACGGGCAAGCGTCCTTATATCATTGTAGAGGTAAAGAACGCAGAAGCAGTAATTCTCACAGATGAAAACGGTAATGATATTGTTTACGAACATCAAGGCGAAGAATATCTTGCCGCACAAATGGATTATACTTTGGGCAAGATATTAGAGAAACATATAGATTGATTTGTTTAACTTTTAAAATTAGAAAGCTGAGTCGCAAGAAGAATTAACAGAGTAGCCGGGCCTCGCAGAAATATGAATGGTGCAGGGGCAGGTGGTAGATTGGTTGCCAATCGTAGAGGTACAGCAAGTGCCACACAGTTAGGATCACGCAGACAGCGTTACAGTGATCTTCGTACTTCATTTGGTTTAAGTGGTGGCTAGCTATGAACAAAGTAGAACAAGCGAGCCAATATATAGACCTCATTCGGGTAAAATCGAATGAGGCTTTACTGTTTTTATCACTTGGTAAAGATTCGCTTGTTCTGCTTGATTTAGTCTATCCGAAGTTTGACCGGATTGTTTGCGTGTTCATGTATTTCGTTAAGAATTTGGAACATATTAACCGTTGGATAAACTGGACTAAAGCCAAATATCCGAAAATAGAGTTTGTTCAAGTACCACATTGGAATCTCACTTATATTCTCCGTGGCGGTATGTATTGTGTGCCAAATCCGAAAGTAAAGCTGTTGAAGTTGGCAGATGTGGTAAAGGCTATGCAACTTACTCATGGAGTTTATTATACATTCTTGGGCATGAAAAAAGCTGACGGTATGAATCGTAGACTTATGTTGAAAGGGTATGAGGTAAACGGCTACGAGAATAACGGTATGGTTTATCCTTTAGCTGATTGGACACAAAAGGATATACTTGCTTATATGAGGCAGCATAATTTACCCGAACCAGTTCGGTATTCATTGAAAGCCAGTTCGGGAGTAGGCTTCAATCTTGATTGTATGCTTTGGATGGAGAAGAACTATCCACAGGACTTACAGAGAATTTACAAAACTTTCCCGATGGCTGAAAGAGTACTTTGGGAGTATCATAATCAACAAAAGTAATATGTATGGAACTAAGTAAATATATCAAGAGTGAATCGGTAGAACTTAACCGTTCTGCCATTCGTTTTGCAGACTACAATCCGAGAAAACTTTCTGATGAATCACGCAAAGCATTAAAGCGTGGCATCAAGAAATTCGGATTGGTAGGTGGAATAGTTGTGAATAAGCGTACAGGGCTTACAGTCGTCAGTGGGCACCAGCGTTTGTCTGTCATGGACGAATTACAAAAGTTTCCCGATAACGACTATCGCATTCGTGTCGATGTCATTGACGTGGACGAACAGCAGGAAAAGGAGTTGAATATTCTAATGAACAACCCTAATGCACAAGGTTCTTGGGATTTTGACGCTCTTGCCCGTATTGTTCCTGATATTGACTGGAAAGATGCAGGATTGACAGATGCCGACTTGAATATGATTGGGGTTGATTTCCTTTTGCAGACCGAAGAAGAAAGCTCCATTGCTGACGAACTGGAAAGCATGATGTCGCCTGTAACAGAACAGAAAGAAGCCGATAAAGCCGCCAAACAGTTGGAACGTGCTGAAAAGGTAGCCCACATGAAAGAGGTCAAGCATCAGGTGAAAGAAAACGCACAGAAGCAAGCTGAGAACATGGATGCCTATGTGATGTTGTCCTTCGATACCTATGAAGCTAAAGCCGCTTTCTGCGAAAGGTTCGGGTATGAACCGGATATGAAGTTTATAAAGGGAGAAGTTTTTGATGAACAAGTAGAAAGAATAGATTAATTATTGGGAGGAAAGCTGAGTTAGAAAGAAAACATATAGCCAGTTATATCAGCAGTCCAGACGAATAATGTACAACGCTGGAAGGCAATACGGGTTAGGTTCTGCAAGACAAAGAAACATAAGGGATAGAACGAAATCTATAATGGGAAGATATGCTGAGAAAATAGATAGCTATTTCTCAAAAAGAGGAGTTGATGTCTATGGAAACAAGCCAATTTCTCACCGTGTCTATATGGGTAACAATAACGGTTAAAATTATGAGCAATAGTGAATCTCAAAATAGAAAAGGTAAAGGAGGAAGAAAGCCAAAGTTTGATTATACAAGCGAGGACTTTCTTTCTCTCGTGGAATCGTATGCCAAAAAGGGATTCACTGACAAGGAAATAGCCTATGCCATAGGGATTTTACCACAAACTTTCTGCGAAAAGAAAAGTGAGTACACCGAAATATCCGAAGTCTTAGCGCGTGGGCGCGCGACAATCAATGCCACTGTAAGGGCTAAATTCCTTGCAATGGCTCTCGGTGGCATAAAAACCAAAAGCACCGTGGTAAGAAAGCTCCGTGATTCAGAAGGGAATTTGACGGGCGAAGATGAATTACAAGTAAGCGAAAGCGAGTTGGCTCCTAATTTGCAAGCAATGTCCGTTTGGCTGTACCACCATGATGAAGATTGGAGAAAGATTGAGCGCAAACAAGATGAAGACGCTGATATTCCAACAGACATAGAGCATGGTATCAACATTGATTCTTGGATTAAAGACAAGCTGAAATGATAGTACCTCAAGAAATTTACCATCCATTATACGAGGATAAGGAAAAATTTATAATTCTTATTACCGGTGGGCGTGGTTCGGGAAAGTCTTTCAATGCTTCTACCTTTATTGAGCGGTTGACTTTTGAAATGACTCCCGTAGAGAAAATAGTTCATCAGATTCTTTACACCCGTTACACGATGGTTTCTGCCGGTATGTCTATCATCCCCGAAATGATGGAGAAGATAGATTTGGACGGTACCACGAAATATTTCAAGACCACAAAGACGGACATAGTCAATAAGATGACTAAGAGCCGTATCATGTTTCGGGGTATCAAGACTTCTTCCGGAAACCAGACAGCAAAACTGAAATCCATTCAAGGCATTACGACTTTTGTCTGCGATGAAGCGGAAGAGTGGACAAGCGAAGATGAGTTCGACAAGATAATGCTCTCCATTCGCAAGAAGGGTATTCAGAACCGGATTATCATTATAATGAACCCATGCGATTCCAATCACTTCATCTACAAGAAATACATTGAGAAAACTCACAAGCTGGTAGAGATTGACGGTGTGCAGGTTCAGATTTCCACTCATCCGAATGTGCTCCATATCCATACTACGTATTTTGATAACTTGGATAACCTTTCTCCTGAGTTCCTGAAAGAGGTGGAAGATATGAAGGTGAGTAATCCTGAAAAGTATGCTCATGTGGTTATCGGCCGGTGGGCTGACGTTGCAGAAGGTGCTGTGTTCAAGAAGTGGGGAATTGTTGACGAGTTCCCGGCTTGGGCAAAGAAAATTGCTTTCGGGCAAGACTTCGGTTATACGCATGACCCGTCTGCTTCCATTCGTTGTGGTATCGTTGATAACGCCCTTTACTTGGATGAAGTGGATTACCGTACTGGATTGCTTTCTTCTGACATCATCAAGACTCTTCGCCCGTGGGGATTGAAAGTCATTGCTGACAGCGCAGACCCACGTTTGATTCAAGAGATACACAACGGAGGAATCAAGATATATGCCGTAGAGAAAGGTGCAGGCTCTATCAATGCCGGAATTGACAAAATGAAAGATATGGAGATTTATATAACCAAACGCTCGTACAACTTGCAAAGCGAGTTCAGAAAGTATGTTTGGGCAAAGGATAAGGACGGGAACTATATCAACGAACCGGAAGACCATGACAATCACGGAATAGATGCTGTACGTTACTATGTATTGGGTGAGCTTCTTGGTAAGATTCAGAAGCCGAAAGATTTAACAGGAATATTCACACATTAAAAATATAAACTATGCCATTGAATTTAGAAGAAATATTAGCATTGCCTGACATCGGGCAGAAGATAAACTACCTGAAGAAAGGTAGGAAGACTGAACTTCCCGACCGTTGCAAACTTTGGGATGATTGGAATCCGGAACGACATGAAATCATGGTTGACAAAAAGAAATATCCGGACAGAAAGGTTCTTGAAAAAGAAGCAGAGAAGCACTTCGATGAAAAAACGGGTAAGACTTATGAAATCGAAGCAAAGTATAAGACTGAACCGGTGAACCGTATCTCCATTCCATTGGAACAGGATATCGTGAACATCCAAACTGCTTTTACAGTCGGCACAGAACCGTCTATGGATTGCACTCCAACTGATGATGATGAAAAGAAGCTGCTGGATGCGGTAAAGGCTGTATTTAAATCCAACAAAATCAAATACCAAAACAAGAAGATTGTCCGTGCCTGGCTCTCCGAACAAGAAGCGGCAGAATATTGGTATGTTACCGATGATGATTCGTTTTGGGCAAAGTTTTGGAAGAAAGTTAAGACTACGTTCGGTGGCAAGGTCAAGCCCACCAAGAAACTGAAAAGCGTGTTATGGTCTCCATTCAGAGGTGATAAGCTATACCCGTTCTTTAACGACGAAGGTAAAATGATTGCTTTCTCACGTGAGTATAAAAAGAAGCTCATGGATGATTCGGAGGTCATCTGCTTTATGACTATCACGGACAAAATGGTTTATCAATGGGATTTGTCTAAAGGATATGAAGAAAGAACTCCTTTTGCTCATGGATTCCCAAAACTACCGGTTCTCTATGCTTATCGTCCTGAACCTTATTGCAAGAAGATAAAGACCTTCCGGGTCCGGTTGGAGAAACTATTATCCAATTATGCTGATTGTATCGACTATCATTTTTTCCCCATTTTGGAATTAATTGGTGAAGTGATAGGGTTCACTGGTAAGACAAAGGATAGAATGGTAAAACTGGAAGGAGAGGGGGCTGGTGCACGATATTTAACATGGAATCAGGTGCCAGATACCGTAAAATTTGAAGCAGAAACACTCACTAATATGGCTTATGATATGTCAAACACTCCAAGAATATCCTTTGAGACGTTGAAGGGGGTAGGCAAAGCATCAGGAACCGCTTTCCGCTTTATGTTCATGGGTGCACATATGGCGGTA